CTGCGCGCCATCGCCAGCCGCTACGGCATTTCCGAGACCATGATGAGCGCGGACGCCAGCAACAACAACTACGCCAGCGCCCTGGTGGCCGAGGGGCCCGCGCACCGCACGTTTAAGCGCCTGCAGGCGCTCCTGGGCGGAGCCTTTGGCGAGCGCCGCCTGAACCCCAACCGCAGCCTGATCTGGCGCCAGATCCGCGCCGCCGTCGAGCGCGGCATCCTGCCCGCCGAAGCCCTCACGGAAGTCACCATCAAGGCGGAAGGCCCCAGCCTGGTCACCCGTGACACCGACAAGGAAGCCGCCACCAACCGCACTTATCTCGAAATGGGCATCAAGAGCAAGCAGACCATTTGCTCGGAATTGGGCCTGGATTACGAGACGGAGCACAAGAACCTGCAGGCGGACCCGCCGCAGGGCAGCCAGCAGCAACAGCAACAGCAACCGCCGCAGGGGGGATCCCCTGCCATGCCCGAAACCAACCCGGCGCAGGACGCAGCCGGCAGTGACGCAGCCGGGGCGCCAGCCCCAGCCGAACCGGCCGACGCACAGGCCGAGACCTTCTAGGCGGACGCTCCGTGGCAGTGGACCAACACATCATCCTTTCCCATGAGCCGCTGGTGCTCCAAGTGGCCAGCCAGTATTACCACACGTCCCACTACGAACTGGACGACCTGATCCAGCAGGGGTGGCTGGGCCTGCTGAAGGCCAGCCAGCGCTGGGCTCCCGACCGCGGCGTCACCTTTGGGGCCTACGCCCGGCTCTGGGTGAAGGGCTCGGTCTACCGCTACGTGTTTGGCCGCCGGCCGCGCTGGGAAGATTCCGCGGAGCCGCTCATCGGCGAACATCAGGAGCGCACCGAGCGCGAGCTGCTGGAGACTGACCTGCTGGAGGACGCGCTGCAGGTCCTGCCCACCGAGCACGCCGAGGTTCTGCGCGAGCGCATCCTGCACCGCCAGAGCCTGACCCGCACCGCCCGCGCCACCGGCCACACGGCCGGCGACACCCTGGCCCTCTACGAGCAGGGCGTGGAAATGCTGCAGATCTTCTGCGAGTAACGCACGCGTGTCATTTACTTGTATGAGCCAAAAAATTTGCAGTTTGCGCGAAGATGTCATCAAGGGCCTGCCGAAGCTGGCAGCGCTCACGCTGACCGCCGCGCCCGCTCCGAGCGTGCCGACCATTCCCAATTGCAAGATCTTGGGATTCCGCAGCCGCAATAACCGCGTCTACACCCGCGAGGCCGTGCAGGCCGCCGCGGCCAAATACGAAGGCTGCAAGGTCAACCTGGACCACAACACCGGCAGCGAGCCGCGCAAGTTCTCCGAGCGCTTTGGGCGCCTGGTGAACGTGCGCTTCACCCCCGAGGGACTGTTTGGGGACCTGCAGTACAACCCGGCGCATCCGTTGGCCGAGGCTTTCCGCTGGTGGGTCGCCCACGACCCCAACGCAATTGGACTCAGCCACAACGCCACCGCGGAGGTGCAGACCACCGCGCAGGGCACGGAGCTGGTCACTGAAATACGGGACGTGGACAGTGTGGATCTGGTCGCAGATCCGGCCACGACCAAGGGACTGTTAGAAAGTTATCAAGAAAGGAACGTCATGGACCCCATGGAAACCATGGATCACGACCCAGCCGTTCAAATGCCGCCTGGGGAAATGCAACCGACCCAAGAGGCAGACGACGAAGGGGACTTTGCTTCCCACCTGGGAAACGCCGTGCTAGCCATCCTCAACGACGCTAGCATGAGCACCGACGAAAAGCGCAAAAAAATCCTGGGCGCATTGAAATTGATGGACGAGGAACCGGCCGCCGGCGCAGAGCCAGGCTTGGAACCTATCGTCGAGGACGATACCCCGGCGATGGATGGATCCGAATCCGACGTCCTGCCCCCCGACGAGGTCGAGGAAGGCGAGGACTACGGCACCGACGACGAGGCCGCCGCAATGGAAGCCGCCCTGCTCGGCAGTGACGAGGAAATGCCTCCCCCCATGCCCACCAAGAAAAAAGCCGAAGAATCAGTGGATCCCAAGATTGCCGCCCTGACCGCGGAACTGGACGCCCTGCGCGTGCAGGAAGCCCTGCGCGTCAAGAGGGCCAAGGCCCTCAAGGCATGCAAGGAAGCAAAGCTGCCCAAGGAAGCGATCACCAAGGTGTTCGTAGGCCAGCTCCTGCAGCTCAAGGAAAGCGAATGGAAGCCGCTGGTCGCCGACCGCGCCGCGATCGCCAAACGCACCGTTAAACCCATCAGCGCACCCGCCACCGTGGCAGGTGACACCTACGAATCGTTTGTTCGCGACCTGCTCGCCAACTAAGGAAAGGACCTACCCATGTCATCTCGCTACCTCTACGGCGAAACCAACCCTGTCAGTGCCCCTGTTCAGACCGCTACCGCGGTCTCCGTGGGCGACCTGCTCGGCTACGCCACCGGCTACGTCTACAAGGCGTCCGCCCAAACCTGGGACACCAACCTCGCCACCACCCAGACCAATTTTGCCACCGCCTTCCTGGGCGTGAGCGGCCAAAAGAAGCTGGATACCGAGGCCCGCGTGTTCGGCAACTCCACGGACAACATCATCCGTGTGGACTGCTCCGGCATTTTTGAATTTGACTGCTCGAGCGCCAGCTACGTGATCGGCGACTACGTCGGCCCCGCCAAGGACACCGGCAACGCGCTCCTGGACGGCACCCTGGCCAAAGTGGCTTCCGCGGCCCTGGCTATCGGCCGGGTGGTCGAGAACGCCGCCAGCGCCACGAAAATCAAGGTGCAGCTCCTGTCAACCCTCAACAGCGTGGCCCGCTAACCCACCCCCAAAATAACCCTCTAGGAAAGGACCTAAGACCATGTCACTAGGACGAAAACTCAAGCAGCTCACCGAGAGCTACGGCATCGCGAAGACCAGCAAGTTTTTGGGCGACGCGATCCGCGACAAGAAGATCAACCGCCACACCATCAGCATCCGCCAGCTCGCGGAGTCCTTCATGGGCTCCGACTGGGCTGAACAGCTCTACCGCTACAACAGCGGCGTGCGCGTGCGCGAAGCCTCCGAAGGCGTGGACGCATCCAGCTTCACGGCCATCACCGGCCAGTTGTTGGTGAACGAGATCAAGGACAAGTACGAATTGGCCGCCCTCATCGGCGACGAAGTGGCCGAGACCGTACCTGTCACGAACGGCAACCTCAAGGAACAGAAGGTGCCATGGCTGTCCAACGTGATCGACAGCGTGGAAAAGGTCGAGGAAGGCATGCCCTATCCGCATACTTCCTTCAGCCCGAACTACATCGAATATCCTGCCATTGAGAAGATTGGCAAGATTTGCGCCGTAACCATGGAAGCGATCTACAGCGATCTGACCGGCCAGATCCTGGACTCGGCAGGCTCGGTCGGCACCTACTGCGGCATCGCCCGCGAGGAACGCATCCTCAAGGTGGTGCTCGGCCTGACGAACAACCACAAGTGGAACGGCAGCTCCTACAACACCTACCTGACCAGCGGAAGCTGGGTCAACAAGGTGGCGACCTTCACCATGACGGACTGGAGCAGCATCAATACGCTGGAACAGCTTTTCATGAACATGCTGGACCCCAACACCGGCAAGAACATCCTCATCGAGCCCAAGCAGCTCTTTGTCATGCCCGCGAATAAGTACAGGACCCGCAGGGCCATTACCGCAACGAACACCCGCTCGGGTGATTTTGCGACCAGCGGGAACCCTGACCAGATCGAGGCACCCAATCCCCTGGACAAGGACTACCAGATCCTCACCAGCCCGCACGCTCGCCGTCTGCTGGTGGAATCTGGCGTTTCCGCAACCAACGCGGACAAGTACGTGTTCCTGGGCGACTTCAAGAAGGCGTTCATCTGGCGCGAAGCCAAGCCGCTCACCGTGGTGGAAGCTCCTGCGCAGAACCCCATGGAGTTCAATCAGGACATCGCGCTTGCGGTCAAGGCGTCCCTCATGGGCGTCGCCGCGGTGCGAGATCCCCGCTTTGTGGCCTTTGGGTCGCCTACATAATGGCGCGCGCAAAGACCAAACCCGAGTCTGTCCCTGCCAGCGCGGTTGCCCCGGTCGTGTCTCCCGACCAGCAGCCGCGCGCCCAGGGGCGCTACCAGCTCAGCCTTCGCAACAACCCCACCCTGGTGGTGGAGGCCGACAATCCCGAGGACGCCCGAGCAGCCTACCTGGCCGCCTGCGGCATCCTAGCCACCGAAAACCCCATCACCTGCGACCCGCTGCCGAGCTAAAGGCAGCAGGTCGCTGCACTTTTAGCCAGGGCAGAACCATGGGCAAACCACCGACCGGCAGCGCAACAGCCGCTTTCTATATCCGCCTTCTAGTGGAAGGGCTGCAAAGCCGCTCGCGCGGTCATCGGGTCCTGGAAGCCGGCTTCACCGGCATGCGCGTGGACAAGCTTGGGCACAAGCGCTACTACCGCGACGGCCGCCAGGTCAAAAATCCCAGCCCGGAAGAAAAGCAGGCCCTGGCCAGCCACGGCCAGCAAACCGCCCCTAGTTCTGGGACAAGCCACTCCGCCGCCGGCGGCGCCCCCAGCGCTTCCAAATCCCTGTCCAACCTGGGACCGCATGCAGACCCCGAGCAGGTCCGCAGCGTGGCCAACGACCTCATGCGCCTGAGCGTCAAGGATCTGTCCAAGCTCGCCAGCCAGCCCGCCGAACAGGCCACCAGCCACGGCAATCAGTCCGGCATTGGAGAAGCCGGGGACCTGGTCAGCCTAGACACGAATCAGATCCACGTGGACCCCAAGCGCTTTCAATACAAGCAATCCCTGGACGCGTCCACGGGAACCGGCGACCACCTGAAGGGCGTGAACAAATTCAACCCGCTGTTTGCGGGCGTGGTGCACGCGTGGAAAGACCCGGCCGACGGGAAGACGTACGTCGTGAACGGCCATCATCGCATGGAATTGGCCCGGCGTGCCGGCCATCAAAAAATGAACGTGCAGATGATTATCGCGCCAAACGCCACCACTGCCCGGGCCACTGGGGCCCTCATCAACATGGCCGAGGGACGCGGCACGGCCCTAGACGCCGCCAAGTTCCTGCGAGATTCCAAGCAATCCATCGAAGACCTCAAGGGGCACGGCGTCAGCCTCAAGGAAAAAGTGGTGGACAACGCGGTCCAGCTCCGGGGCCTGAGCGATCGAATTTTCAACGACCTGCTTACCGGCCGGCTGGAGGAAGACAAGGCCGTGGCGATCGGACGCCACTTGAAGGACCACGACGCGCAAGAGCAACTGTACAACCACTACCTGGAGCAGCGGGACAAGCACAATAAGGAATTTAGCGCGGCCACCCTGGAGCAGGCAGCCATGGACGTGGCCAACGCGCCCAAGCAGCAGGGCGGCGGCCAGATGGACCTGTTCGGAAATACCGACGACGGCAAGAGCCTGTTTCTGGAAAAAGCCGAGCTGAAAAACAAACTCCGTGCCGCTCTGGCGCAGGAAGTGAACGACTACACGGTCGCCGGCAACGCACGTCGTGCCAAAAACATTGCGGGCGCTGGCAACGTGCTGCAGGTGGAGAAAAACAAAGAACTTTCCAAGGCTGCCGATAGAATAAAACAGGGATTTGAGCAGTTCCAGCACCTAGCTGGGCCCCTGAGTGACGCCATCAACGCCCACGTGGAGGATTACGCCAGTGCCAGCCCCAAACAAAAACGA